AAGATGCGCTCACCGGGATCATCTGGCGCGACGACGCACAGGTCGTGCACGAGAACGCGTCGAAGCACTACGGGGAGCCACGCTGCGAGATTCTAGTGATGGTTCTGCCACGGAAGGAGTCACCGTGCCTGCGCAGCGGCTTCGTAGCTGCGACCGGAGAGTCCAACCGAAGCAATCACCCCCCCACGCGAGCAGCGGCGGCCCGTGCGCGCCGATCGCCCCCAGGTTGATACCAGTGCCAGGGTCCATGTCTTCAAAGCCCGCACAGCGGCCTCGTAGCTGCGTAGAACTTTCCTCTGCGGCGGCGCGCAACATTCGCGTTGATCGGGTGTAGACTCGAAGCAGCAACCAAGCCTGCGCAGGGGCTTTCGTTGCTGCGACAAGGGGGTTGTGGGTGTGGGTGAAATCAGAGAACCGGTTGAAATCTTCCTGAATCAACTGCACTACAGCGTCACGGAGGAAGAGCTGGCGACGGCTCTTTCTGACCTCGGGAAGATCTCTCGCGTGCATATCGGCAAGGACGAAGACGGCAAGTCGAGGGGGTTCGCCGTCGTGCGAATGTTGTCACTCGCCGACTTAGCGACGACGATCGAGTCGGCCTATGGGCGCGAGTTCTGCGGTATGCGAATCCACGTCGAGAGGGCGCGCCCGAGGCAGACCGAAGCGGACATGTGGGCGAGGCGGAGCGCGTGATTACTCGCGTTTCATGAATCCGCAGTGATGAAACCTGATGCCAGCTAGGCGCGGAGCCCCGAAAGGTCGCAAGGGACAGCTCCCGTGGCGACGCGATCGCGACGTTCTCGACCGCATGGAGCGCGTCGAGCGACTCCGCCTGGCGGGGGCGTCATGTCGCGCGATCAGCCAGTCGATCGGCGTAAACGAGAAGACGATCCGCATGGACGTAGCTCGCCTGGCCGAGCTGTGGGTCGAGCGCGTCGGGGACAGCCAGGAAGCGCATCGGGCAAGGGCCGCGGCCGTACTTGAGGAAGTCGCGCGCCGAGCATTTGAGGCTGCGGACTTCGACGAGAAATGCGAGCGATCGGTCCTGTTCGGCGAAGAGGTCGAGATCCGCGGCACGAAACGAACCGCCCGCCGTGACGACAACGACTCAGCCTCGTTCAAGGGTCAGAAGGTCGCCGCTCTGAACCTCGCCCGGCAGTCAACCATGGACTGGGCCAAGATCATGGGCGTGGTGGTCGACAAGGTGGCGCAGACCGACGGCGCCGGAAACGACCTGAGCCTCGCCGACCTCGCAGCTCGAGCACGGGAGGCTCGTGCGCAGCGCGAAGCAGCCACGTCCACTCACGGCTGACGAACTCGACTTCGTCAGTGAGACTGAAGCCAACCCTAATTTCTTCGGGGAGTACGTCCTCGGTCGGGACCGGTGGGAGGTCCAGAAGCAGATCGCGGATGACCTGACCGTCCCGCGAGCGCGCATCGCCGTCAAGGGTGCGAACGCCACCGGGAAGACGAACCTATCCGCAGACACCGTTCTATGGTGGACGATCCATGGCGGCATCACGATCACCACCGCCCCGACGTTCCGTCAGGTCACCAAGACGATGTGGCCCGCGATCCGCACGGCCCACACGAAAGCCCGATACCCGCTCGGGGGGAAGCTGCTCAACACCGAGCTGCAGATCGCGCCGGATATCTTCGCGCTCGGCATGTCGACCGACGCCGGCGTCAACGCCTTGGGCTTCCACGGCCGGATCTTGGTCGTGATCGACGAGGCCCCCGGCATCGGGACGGGGATCTTCGACGCCGTCCGTGGTATCCGCGCCGGCGGCGACGTCCGCATTCTGATGCTTGGCAATCCCGACGTCGAAGGCGGTCCGTACAGCGAGGCGTTCACCGCGGTCGGAAGCGGATACCGCTGCTACACCATCTCGGCCTTCGACACGCCGAACCTAACGACCCTGAAGAAGCGCCCGGAGGAGCCGTGGCAGGAGACGCTCAAGACGCTGCTCGAGCTGTCGCCCGACGCGCTCGAGGACAACGTGCGCCCCTACCTCGCCACCCGTCACTGGGTGAAGGAGATGTACGTCGAATGTGGCGTCGACTCCCCGCTCTGGGAGTCGAGGGTGCTCGCGCAGTTCCCGAGCCAGAGCCAGTACGCGGCCTATCCCTTGGCGTGGCTCGAAGCTGCGAAGAAGCGGACGATCGAGGTCCCGGCCGATGCCGACTGGCAGGCTGGCATCGACGTGGCGGAGGCCGGCGAGGACGAGACCGTGCTCACCGTCCGTCACGGCCCGATGATCCAGCCGGGGTTCCCGATCTCATGGTCGAAGAACCCCGAGACGATCCAGGGCGAGATGATCGAGGCCCTCAAGCCGTTCAGGGGCAAGGACATCATCGTCGCGTATGACGCGATCGGGGTGGGCGCGTACTTCGCCACCCCACTGAAGCAAGCGGGCTTCCGGTGCGTGCCGATCAAGGTGTCAGAGTCACCGACCGACAAGGAGAACTTCCCCCTCTTGCGCGATGAGCTGAGTTGGGCTCTCCGCGATCGGATGAAGCCCGACGCGGACGGGATGGCGCAGTTCGGCGGCCTCGTGGACGAGAAGGCGTTTCGCCAACTCGCCAACATTCGCTACGCGCCAGACAGCCAAGGCCGACGAAAGTTCGAGTCAAAGGAGTCCCTCAGAAGGCGCGGCGCGAAGTCTCCCGATCGGGCGGAATCGATCATGTTGGCATTCTCCGCTAGAGCGAGAGCCAACCTGCAGTCGCAGATCTTCGTCGGTCGTGTTCGTAGGTAGACCTTCGTTATGATACATTCTCCCCACGGTCAGCCGGCGGACCGTGCCTGCGCATCGGCTTCGTAGCTGCGACACGATCACGGCGACACCCGACACGATCACGTCGATACCCGAGAGGTGTCTCTCGATGAAAATAGCTGCGTCTCGACGTCCGCCGCTCAGAGGGCATCGCCATTCCACGGTTTCTTGACGCCGCTGCGGATCGGCTTCGAGGCCTGATCGGTTCGCGCGCGCCAATGCGCGTTGCTGAACCGACACAGCGTCGCTCGAACGATGCGCTTGCGGAGTGGGCACACTCCAGATCTACCAGGGGGCGCCGGCGGTCGATCTCGGTAAATCCATACAAGGAATCAATCCCCGTCTTTACCTGCACGTCGATCCTGGCGGATGCGATTGTGCAGATGCCGGTGCGGATCTACAGCGGCCGCGACCGGCGCACGGCGAAGGAAGTCACCAACGGCCCCGTGGTCAAGCTCTTCGAGCGACCGAACGAGGTGCAGGAGCAACCTGACTTCATCCGCACGGTGGTCCTACAGGCGGGGCTCGGCGGAACGACCAAGATCCAGAAGATCGGCGAGACCGCCAAGACTCGGCTGGCGGAGCAACTGATCCCCCTCGGCCCTGACGGCGCAACACCAGATCGTCCGAGCAACAACCTGTTCAAACTCGACGGGTGGTTCGTTGCGAACAACGGGCAGAAGCAGAAGCTGCAGCCGCATGAGATCGTACTCGTCAAGTACGCAGATGACCCCAACGACCCACTGATGGGCGTGTCCCCCGTTGGTGTTGCCCGTCGCTCGATCGAGATGGGAATCCTCGGGCTGGAACGGAACCGCTCCCTCCTAGATAGAGACGGCCGCAAGGAGGGTGGGCTCTTCTACAGGGGGACCGGGACACTCGACGAGGACCAGGTCAACCAGGTCCAAGATCAGCTCGAGGAGAACTCCGGCCCCGATGGTGCCGGGTACGTCCCGATCTTCGGTGGCGACTTCGAGTATCGATCGTTCTCGATGTCAATGCGCGACCTCGAGTGGGCCGCGGCGATGAAGCTCGATCTCGAGGGTGCGTGTCGGATCTACCGGATCCCGCCGATTTTCGCGGGCATCTACGACAACGCCGGCTGGGCAGAGGCGGGGGTCAAGACACAGGAGAAGCTGCTCTACCGGAACGCAGCCCTACCCTTCGTCACCAGGATCGAGCAGGCCCTCACGCTTGGGGTCCTTCGGCCGTTCGACCCCAACTTGTCGGTCTGGTTCGACCGCGACGCCGTCGATGCCCTGCGCGACGACATCAACGCGAAGCTTGACACCGCAGCGAAGCTGCTAGAACTCGGGTGGACGCAGAACCAGGCGAACAAGTCACTGGAGCTTGGCCAAGAGGACACCGCGTGGGGCGGCGAGTCATTCGTCGATGGCGGGAAGACGACGCGGACGTCGATTGTCGAGCTTGCTTCCCTGCCGATGGATGAGCCCGACCCGGCAGTCGACGGCCCACCCGCTCCCGCAGTTGTGCCCGCGGATGGGACCGAACCTGATCCCGCAGTTGATCCAGTCGTCGACCAGCCGAAGCCCGACGACCAGACCGCATCGCTGGAGTTCCCGCATCTGACCACTGCTCAACTGGAGCTGTGGCGGACGCACATGCGCGCTCTGCAGCCGGGAGAGAAGAAGCTCCTCGGGCGGATCAGGCGGAACCTGCTCAAACAGCGAGCGGCGGTGTTGGCCGCGTTGCGCGGTGATCCACAGGCGCGGAAAAAGCCGAAGCAACAGGACGTCGAGGAAGCGGCGAGTGCTTTCGATTCGCGCGACCTGGCGAACCAGATTCTCCCGCTTGTTGAGGATGCCTACGCGACGGCCAGCGTTGCCGTCGTCGCTGAACTGGCAAAGCTCGGCATCGAGTCCAGCGTCGCGAAGGACATTCTCGAGACCAACATCCCACAGTTGGCGTCGAGCTACCGCGAGAAGCGCATGGGAATCACGGTCGAGATCGGCGACCACATCCGCGAAGCCGTTGGCAAGACGTTGGCCCAAGGCTACGCGAGCGGCGAAGGGCTGTCGGAGCTGGTGTCGAGGATCCAGCGCGTGTTCAACGCGGGCGCGCAAAGAGCCAGGACGATCGCGCGGACCGAGATCAACTCGGCCAACAACAACGCCCGACACGAGATCATGAAGGACGCCGGGGTCGCGCGGAAAAGCTGGTTAACCGCAGCGGATGAGCACGTCCGCGAGAGCCATGTCACAGCCGGGCAGGAGGGCATCATCCCCTTCGCGCAAAAGTTCTCAAACGGCCTCGATGCGCCGCACGATCCGAATGGTCCAGCAAGCGAAATCATTTCTTGTCGTTGTGTCGCGCTAGCTCACGCACCAGAGTGACGGAGGAAAGCCATGCAATCTCAAGTCGTCAGATCATTCCTCGGCAGAACCGAACGCGGTCCCCTTGGGCTCTTTGGGCTCGACGCTCCGAGTGGTGGCGACCGTCGCTCGCTGAAGCGAGACCTCGACGACGGGCGGCGCATCTTGCTCCGCAGACCGGGCGTTGCCGAGATCCGCGCAATCGACAAGAAATCGCGCGAGGTCGAGATCGTCGCGTCGACATCCGGCGTCAAGCGCGACGGCAACGCGATCTACCACTCGGACGCCGCGTGGGACTTCACCAACTTCGCGAAGGTGCCGGCGATGCTGTGGTCACATGACTACGGCTCGGCATTCGCGCCGCCGGGCTTGCCCACTGGATTCTGGAGATCGTGGGGCATCGAAAAGTACAAGGGCTCGAAGGCTCTCTGTATGCGCGGCTACCTCGAGGACGACGAGTTTCCCGAAAAGATCTGGCGCCGGATCCAGAGCGGCTCGATCCGTGCCGTCTCGATCGGCTGGAACCCGCTCAAGTTCGAGGAGTTGCTCGACGACACCGGCCAGCAGGCGGGCTGGGTCTTCACGCTGAACGAGCTCTACGAGTGCTCGTGGGTCGTCATCGGCGCCGACCCGGATGCGGGCGTGCGTAACTCTCTCCAGGCCTACGAGGGTCTGAACGAGCAAGAGCTCGATGCGTTCAATGGACGTCGGGTGCACGAGTTTTCGAGAGGCGTGGCCTACGTCCTCGACCACCGCGAAGCCCCGACCGAGCTCGTGCGCTCGCTTCGCACGAAGAGTGGAGTCGCACTCATGGACATGGAAGCACTGTCGATGGACGAGTCACCGTCGGTTGTTCAAGCGGAAGCGGTACCGGTCGAGCCCGCGGTCTATCCGGTCGCACCCCGGGAGCCCGAGACTCCCGAGCAGCCTGAACTCGCGCCAGCAACGCCCGTTGTGCCGGAGCCTGCCGAGGAGCCGGTTCCGACTGCTCCGGATCCGGGGCAGGCCACAGCGGCGCTCGTCCCCGAGATTCGCATCGGCAAGAAGATGGCCGGCCAGCGACTCAAGGAACTAAAGGGCTACCGCGCCTCGCTGATCTCTGTGACCGAGGGAATCAGCGCGCTCATCGCGCAGCTTGAGGGCCAGGCCGAGGAGCCCGCTGCTGAGTCGGAGACTGCAGCCGCCACGGCACCGCTCGACCTGAGTGCACTACGGCTCCTCGCCGACGCATTGGCCGACGAAGTGTCGCCACAGAAGCAGTACGTGGCCGAACTTTTTGGCGACCTACTCTCAAAGGCTGACGAACTTCGTGCTATCGTCGCTCCGTCTTCCGCGGCCAGCGACGCCTAAGGGCTGTCACGCTGCCATCTCACCTTCACTTCACACGACACGTTCACGCTCCGGTCCTCGATTGAGGACAGACTGGAGTGTCAGTCGTGGCAGTCGTAGAAACGAAGATTCCGGCGCAGACCCATCCGGGCGAAGCGCCAATGCTCAACATCGACCAGAATTCCGAACTTCACAAGATCCGCGATGCCCTCGAGCTAGTCCTCGAGGGACACAGGGATTTCAAGCGCGAGATCCCGAACCTCGTGACCCAAGAGTCGCTGCAGAAGTTCACTCCCCAGGTCGAGAACATGGGTCGCAAGCTCGATGAGATCGAGCTTCGCGTCAAGTGGCTCGACGAGCACCAGCCGCGGGGCGGGAAAACCTACACTGCCGATCCGTTCGGCAACTTCGAGTCCGCTCGTGAGGGCCGCCTCCGCTCGATGGGCAAGTGGTTCTCGGTGGCTGCTGCCGCCGAGGAAGGTGCGCGCAACCTGCCCGATGGCTACGAGTACCGCGCCGCGACGGCCGGCACCGATACCGCCGGCGGTGTGTACGCCCCGATCGAGACGATCAACGACACCATCCGCATCATCAAGGAGCAGTCGATCGCGCGCCAGCGCGCGCGGAACATCTCCGCTCCCGGTCAGCGGCAGGTCGAGGTCCCGACCGTGGTCTCGGGCCTGACCGCCGAGTTCCCGGGAGAGGGTACAGCTCCGACTGGTTCGGATGTCGTCTACTCCTCGAAGTCCGCCAGCAGGCTCACTCTCGACGAGTGCGTCGTCTACACGTCCGTGTCTCAGCAGCTCCGCGGTGCCGCGCTGGAGAGCTTCGAGCCGGTCCTCGCCGAGTTGTTCGCCGAGGCCATCGCGGCCAAGGAGAACGCGGCGCTGTTCTCGATGACTACTCCCTTCACCGGCATCGTCCAGACCACGGGTATTGGCAACTGGAACGAGGGCGGCTCTGCCACCTCGGGCAAGACGCACTACTCCGCGGTGTCGTTTGCCGACATCGTCAACACCCTCAATCAGGTCGCGTCGAACTGTCGCGGCAACGCCGAGTGGGTGATGCATCCGGACATCTTCATCTATCCGATGCTGCTCACCGACACCGCGGGAAACCCGATCTACGGCACGAACTACGCCGACGGGTTCTTCACTCACCCGGTGCCGAGTCCGATCACCGCGGCTCCGGCCCGGCTGCTCGGAAAGCCCTGCTGGTTCTCGGAGCAGATGCCGAACTCCAACGCCGTGTCGAGGATCTTTGCGATTGTCGGCGACATGAAGAAGGCCGTGTTTGTCGACGGCCTGAACATGGGCCTACGCTTCGACGACAGCGTGCTCTTCAAGGAGCGCATGCGCGCTATCATGTTCTTCGAGATGTTCGCCGCGAAGGTCATGGTCGCGTCCGCCTTTGCCGGCATTAAGACAGCCGCGAGCTGATCGTCGCCAGGTAACGCAACAGCCGGGAGGGGCGTCCCATGTGCCCCTCCCGGACTCACCTTCACAGGAGACAAGTATGGCTCAAGTTCGCATCACCGGTCGCGTCTACACCATCGAGGGCTGGGTCAAGCCCGGCCCTCGGGCGTCGTTCGTCGACCGCGACCTCCCGCAAGCAGAGGCCGAGCGCCTGGTCGGGATGTTCCCCGATAAGGTGGAGTTCGTCTCCCCCGACGACGAGAAGCGCGACAGCTTCCCGCGCAAGGGAATGGATCGCTCCATCAAGTCCGCGATGACGCGGTGAGTCCGGTGCGCCTGCACTGGGCGATGCTCAACACCGACGCCGACGCGGCCGGGAATTCATTGGGCTACCGGACGGCGTCCGTTGCCTTGCGCGACGCTGTGGCTGCGGCCGGCGTCGAGGTCACCAACGACGCCGACACTGCGCTGCACTTCTGCCACCCGGCGAACTTCGAGCCGATCCCGGGCAAGGTCAACTACCTCTTCACGATGTACGAGGCGATGCCCGTACCGCCTGAGTTTGAGCGCGGGTTCGCCGAGGCCGACCACGTCATCACGCCGTCGAAGTTCTGCCTCGACCTCTTTGCCCCTGCCCTGAAGGCCACGCGCAAGCGCTGCTCCGTTGTCCCGCTGGGCTTCGACCCGAAGCTGTGGACCTACGAGCTACGACGTCCACCTCGGGATGAGGGTCTGCGGGGACCGTTCGTGTTCCAGCACTGCGGCGCACCAAATGCCCGCAAGGGTGCGATCCGCCTCGCGAACGCATGGAAGCTCGCAGGGTTCGCCCAGTGCGACGACCTGCTGCTCTACTTGAAGACCACCGATGAGAATGGTCTGGGCAAGATGGTGAAGCTCGGCAACACGATCTTCGACAGCCGGAAGCTCCCCCGCCACGACCTGGTCACGCTCTTTCACGAGGCGCACTGCGCGGTTCTGCCGAGCACCGGTGAGGGCTGGGGTCTCATCATGCAAGAGGCACTCGCGACCGGCCTGCCGCTCATCACCACGAAGTACGGCGGGCAGTTGGACTTCCTCGACGAGAGCGTGTGCTCCTTCGTGACGCACACCTTCGACGAGACGACGGATATCTTGGGGTGGACGCATCGTGAGGCATTCGCCGACGTCGGGTCACTCGGGCGGAAGATGCTCGACGTGTACCGGAACTATCCCAGGGCATTGGCGAAGGGCGCACGGGGGGCGCTGCGCATGCACTCGGCATGGACATGGAAGCACGCCGGCGAGAAGCTACGCTCTGTCCTTGAGCAGCTCGAACGCAAGGCCGCGGCGTAGATTCCGCCACTGTTGGCGCGTTTCGCGCTGAACCGCGCGCAACATCTTGCGCGTTCAGGAGTATCATCGGACGTGCGCACATTGGTTCTGTTGATGCCGCCGGATGGATGCGACGCAATCGACGCAGAGACGGCGATGATTCAGCTCGAGCAGCTGGCCAAGAGGGGGCTCGATGTGGAGACGATCATATTGGCGCCTGGCTGGACTCGCGAAGTGTACCGAGACGACGAAGTTATCGTCATGCTAAAGGATCACGACGCATGAGTACTCACGTCGAAGTCGCGCTCACCGCTCCGCTTCCCGCGTCTGGGACGATGGAATTTACCGACGTAGGCCACGTCAGGGTGTCGTTCGACATCGACCTCGCGGGCGAGGTCTACCGCGCGATCCTGACCAAGAAGGCGCCCGACTTCGCGAAACTGACACAGGAGTCGATTGCGGCAGTTGTCGCGGCGCTGGTCGCAAAGGTTGGCGCACAGAAAACCGTGCTCGACGCGTTGCTGGTTAAAGAGACGCAGCATTGAACTTGGCAGCGTGCTCGTGAGTCGCCAGATTATCACCCACTCCGCTTTCGTGGCGCGCATCTTGCGCGTCGCTGAGATCGCCGCGCAGCGTGCCGTGCCTGTCGTGATCGGCGGCGAGACCGGCGTCGGCAAGGAACTTCTCGCTCGGTTCATCCACGAGTCGAGCCCGCGCAAGGATAAGCCATTCGTGGCGATCAACTGCGCCGCCATCCCCCGCGACCTCCTGGAGTCCGAGCTGTTCGGCTACGAGCGCGGAGCGTTCACCGGCGCGACGATGAGGAAGCTCGGCAAGTTCGAGCAGGCCAACGGCGGGACGTTGCTCCTCGATGAAATCGGCGAGATGGAGACGGTCCTGCAGGCGAAGTTGCTCCGGGTGTTGCAGGAGCGGGAACTCGATCGGCTCGGCGGGTCGTCCCCCGTCCCCCTAGACGTGCGCATCATCGCAACCACCAACCGCAACCTGCGTCAGATGGTCGACAACGGCACGTTCCGGGCTGACCTGTACTACCGGATGAACGTCCTATTGCTGACGATCCCGCCGCTGAGAGAACGACGCGACGACATCATCCCACTGGTCGAGCACGTGGTCGGGCAGTTCTCGGCGCGGCCGCTGTCTCTATCACCGGAGGCGAGCATCATGCTCCGTCAACATCCGTGGCCGGGGAACGTCCGCGAACTCGAGAACGTGATCCATCGGGCAGTACTACTGTGCGCCGGCGACGTGATCGAAGGGCAGGACATCCAGCTCGAGCTGGTGCCTGAGGAGTTCCGCGCACTGGGTTCGCTTGCTGGGTTGACGCTCGCAGAGGTCGAGCGGCGACTGGTCGAGGACACGCTGATCGCGACGGGCGGCAATCGCATCGCGGCGGCAAAGATGATGGCAATCGGGGAGCGCACGATCCGCAATAAGCTCGCGATCTACGGAGGAGATAGAGACGATGGTCGCTGACCAACAGCGAGCGCAGGCCCCGTCCTTTAGGGCGGGGTAAGCGAGCCATAAATGCGTCAACGCCTACAGCCCACGACGGACGAAGCCGAAGCACTTCTGGAGCATGCTGCTCAGGCACGCTTCGTCTGGAATCTCGCCCTTGAGCAGGCGAACCAGTACCGCCACGATCGTGGTCCGACGCCAGGATGGGCTGCGCAATGCCGCCAACTCGTGCAACTTCGGGCGGAGCACAACTGGATTGGTACGGGATCGTCAAGCATTCAGCAGCAGGCGCTCAAAGACCTGGCGCAGGCGTTCATTAACTGGTGGAAACGTCCGGGCCACTTTGGGCGTCCGACTTGGCGAAAGCGTGGGCAGCACGAAGGCTTCCGCGTCGTGAACGTCACCGAGAGGTCAGTCGAGATTCTGCACCGGAGGGCGGCCACCGTCTTCGTTCCCAAGGTTGGTCGAGTACGCTTTCGAATCACACGACCGGTGCCGCTCGGCATCAAGTCGTATCGCATCCGACGGGACGCGGCGGGTCGCTGGTGGCTGGCGTTCGCGGTCAAGCCGCAGGCGCTCACGAGAGGCGAAGGCGAGGTCGGTATCGACCGTGGCGTCGCACGGTCGCTAGCATTCTCCGACGGGACGTTTAGTCAGACACCGTCGCTGTCGTTGCCCGAACGGCGCCACCTGTTGCGCCTACAGCGCAAACTCGCGCGGCGGGTGAAGGGCAGTGTCCGTCGTGGCCGGGTCAAGCTCGCCATCGCTCGGCTGCGGGCGCGCGAGTCGGACCGCGCAAAAGACTGGGTCGAGAAGCAGACGACGCGGATCGTCCGCGCGTCGCGTCTCGTGGTGATCGAGAAGCTTCAGATTCGGAACATGGTGCGTAGCGTCAAGGGCTCCATCGAGGAGCCCGGCAAGAACGTCCGCCAGAAGGCGGGCCTGAGCCGTGTGATCCTGGCGCAGCGCTGGGGCTTGTTTGCCAGGCGCCTACGAGAGAAGTCGGAACTAGCCGGTGTTGAGCTGATCGAAGTCAACCCGGCGTACACGTCGCAGCAGTGCTATGCGTGCGGCCACACGGCACCGGAAAATCGCGAGAGCCAAGCGAAATTCAGATGCCAATCGTGTGGCCGCTCAGCGAACGCAGACACCAACGCGGCGCTGAATATCCTGGCGGCAGGGCGTGCCGTCAATGCGCGTGGAGGCACAACGGTGCCGCTGAAGCGCGAACCTACTCGGGAGGTACGCCGTGCCGCGTAACTTCCGGGGAATCCCCGTCCCTTCAGGGCGGGGAGGATGTCAAATCGGCGTGCTCGTTTGCTCGTGGAACTATGCGCACTTCCTACCCGAGGCGCTCGATTCGATACTCACCTGCGACGCCCCGGGGTTCGCCGAGGTCCTCGTGGTCGACGACTGCTCCACGGACGCCACGTCGGAGATTGCGCAGTCCTACGGGCGCGTCGATCTGGTCAGGAACACCGAGCGACGCGGCATCGTCTGGAACCTCAACACCTACCTGCCGACGCTCTCGACCGAGTGGGTTTGCATGGTAAGCGCCGACGACATGGTCTTGCCACGATTCGCCGCCGCGCACGCTCGCGCGATCAGCGAGCACGGTCACGACCCGAAGCTTGGCATCGTCTTCTCGGGGGCCAGGTACACCAAGACTCACGATCCCACGGACCGCCCCGAGCTCGACGGACTGGTGGTCGGACTCGGGGCGTGGGATGTGGACCGGCTGCGAGGCGGCAATTTCATCCACGGATCTGCGGTACTCCGGAAGTCGGCTATCGTTGATGTCGGCGGCTTCCCTGATGTGCCGATCGCCGAAGATCACCAGATGTGGCTGCGAATGGCCGACGCGGGGTTCTACGGCATCGGCGTTGGCGAGGTGCTGCTGACGTATCGGATGCACTCCTCCGGTCACCGCGACGCAGGGACGGACGGCAAGCGTGCGGCGCCCGGGTGGCGCGCGCCTAGAGCTGCAGCTTGAACTGGGAGCGAACACCGGAGCGCTGCGCTGAGCCGATCTTGACCGCGATGGTCAGCCTCTACAACGCCGAGCGGTTCGTCGCCGGCCTGATCGCCGACCTGCTGAACCAGACGATCTTGCGACAAATGGAGATCCTCGTCGTCGATGCCGCGTCACCTGAGCGGGAGCGCGACATCGTCCAGGCCGCGATGCACGGCCTCCCGTGGGTCGACATTGCCTACCACCGGACCGAGACGCGTGAGACCTGCGCCGCCACAACCAACACCATCGTGCGGGCAGCCCGCGGCAAGTACCTCACGATGGCGAACGCCGACGATCGCCACGACCCCCGTGCTCTCGGGCGCCTCGTTGAGGTGCTCGAGCAACACCCAGAGAAGGACCTCGCCTATGCGGACTGTGCGGTCACGGAGACCGAGAACCAGACGTTGCTCACGACCACGGCGATCGTCGACCACTTCCGCTGGCCGGACTTCGACCCCGCTGCTTTATTCGATCGGTGCTTTGTCGGTCCGCAGCCGGTCTACCGCAGGAGCATGCACGACAGGTTCGGGCTCTACGACGAGACCCTGCTGGCAAACGACTACGAGTTTTACCTGCGATGCGTCTCGCAGGGGGCGAGCTTCATCCACGTCCCCGAGGTGTTGGGCCTCTACCTCCGCTCGCGATCGGGGATCGAGCACAGCAACCAAGAGTGGATGTCGCTCGAGTCGCAACGTGCCCGAGAGCAGCACTGGCCAGTTTTCACCAGAAGACAAGCGGCGTGCGCTGCGGCTGTTGATCGTGGATGACGTACGGCCGATCGAGTGGGTCGAGGCGCCTATGATGGCCGGATCTGCCGGCGGTCGTCGTCAGTGAAGGCGAGCATTATCACACCCGTCCTCAACCGCTGGGATCTGACCGAGGTATGCCTCTACTCGCTGAGAGATACGGCTCCCGAAGCAGAACTCATCGTCATTGACAATGGCTCCACCGACGACACGCTGGCCAACATCACGTCGGGCTTCCGAGATGTCGCGGTGCTGCACTTCGACTCGAACCAGGGATTCGCCAAGGGCTGCAATGCTGGAGCGAAGATCGCCGGCGGCGAGGTCCTCGTGTTCCTGAACAATGACACCGTCGCGCACCCCGGATGGCTGGATCCGCTCGTCGAGGCACTCTCGGACCCATCGATCTGGGTCGCGGGATCGCTCCTGCTCTACCCCGACGGCACCGTCCAGCATGCGGGAATGACGGCCTTGCGCACCCTTCAATTTTTCCACGTCCACCAGCGAAAGGACCCAGACTCCATCCCCGGTATCCGCCGCGCGAAGGACCTCCAGGCCGTGACCGGTGCGTGCATCGCGATCCGAAAGGCAGACTTCGCCAAGCTTGGCGGATTCGACGAGAACTACGTCAACGGATTCGAGGACGTCGACCTGTGCATGCGGGCGAGGCGAGATGGAGGCAGGGTCAGATACGAACCGCGGTCCGTCCTGACGCACTACGAGGGGCAGACCGAAGGGCGGTTCGCCGCGGAGTTCTTGAACATCCGCACATTCTACTCGCGGTGGAGGCGCGAAGTGCGGTTTGACCATGACCGGGTCGTAGCCGAGGACGAAAAAAACTGATAGTCTCCGCCTGACCTCGCGGGGAGGATCGGCATGACGCTGACCGTGCCTGCGCAGCGGCTTCGAAGCTGCGACCGCCCGCATCACCTTCACTCGACACGTTCACTCCGACGCTCGGAGAGCGCGTGCCGAATGCGCAGCCGCGGGGAGAATTCAGCAGCGCCACGACCGCCCGAGCAACGGGCATCGTCGCCCGTGCGCCGAGCGGGGATGTGGCGCACCGGTCCGTCACCTCGCGGCACTACGGCCCGTCCTACTACCCTCGAGCGGATTGGATCTCGATCCCGAACCTCACCCCCGACCCGATGGGGGAGTTCGACGTGATCGCAGGTGGTTCGCTCACCACAGTGACGGGTGGCTCCACGTTCTACCTGGGCCTGTTCGGCAGCCTTAACGAGGGCCGGGTCTCGATTCCGATGCCGGCGTGCACGATCACGGAGCTGCGCTGTCGATCCACCGTCGCGCCGGGCGCGGCGAAATCGTTCACCTACACACTCCGAAAGAACTCCGCCGACCAGTTGACGCTCCAGGTCGCGTTGTCGGACTCGGCGGTCGAGTCGTCCGACACGGGATCTGTGGTGTTCGCGGCCGGCGACAAGCTCTCCGTCACGCTCGTCACGGACTCCGGGGCAGCTGAGGCCTACCATCTCTGGTCGGTCAAGCTCCAGTTGGCGTAATGAATCACGATCACGCTCACCGATGCCGGGGCCGCGCCCCAAGGACATCCTTTCGATGAGCACGATTCGACTCCGTCGGAGGATTCGACGGCACACCGGCCTCGTCGCGTTTCTCGCGATCCTCTGCACGTCCCTGTTGAACCCGAGTTCCGCACTCGCTGCGCTCGAGGCCACTGCCCCACTGACGCAGAACAACGGCATCCTCGCGTGCCCGACGTGCGCCACTGAAGCAGCTCCGACGCAGTACGGACTCCCCGTGTGGAGCACGACGCAAGAACTTGGCGTCGTCGGCCCCGACGCCTCGACGACGAAAGCGCTGTTCTCGGCGGGCTCGTCGGCCAATCCCGCGTTCCGTTCAATCGCGATTGGCGACATTCCTGCCGACACGGCGACGAACTGGGCCGCGAAGATCGGCACCCCTACTGGCACGGGTGAGTTCGTGCGCGCAGGTGCGCCCACGGTCACGGGCAACTGGGTACTGCCCGCCGACTTCATCGACACGATCACCGAGGTCGCGGCCGCGATCAAGCAGGGCACGGGCGGGACGAAATTCGCGTTGACCGCGGGTGGCTTGGTGACGACCGGAAAGCAAGTGCAGTTCGACGCGAACGGCAATCTGGAAGCGACCGCGACGAACATCGGCGGCGGCGCCGCGGTCCTCACCCACATGGACTTCTCGCCGATCACGTCACTCACTGTGACGGATGCGACCGATATTTTTTGTGGCTTCGATGGGTCGTGCTCGGCTACGGCGAACGGCGCGGATGTACAGACGCCGTTCACGGGCACCGGCACGTTCGACTCGATCGACTGCCGCGCGACTTCCGCGACAGGCACGGCGATCACCGTAGATCTCGACTTCGGCACCTGCGGCGCTGCGCTCTCGACGGGTACGGGGCAAGCTGTAATGAGCGTGACTGGATGGGCTGCGCCGACTGCGCAAACCGGATCGTCATCGTTTACTACGGGTCAGTGCGGCGTGTTCAAACTTTCGACCGCTAGCGCGGACGCCAACAAGGTCATCATCCGTTGCAGTGTGAAGCGCACCGCTGGCGCTTGATAGCGAAGGCTTGATGCGTCGCTGGTCTATCTTCCTTACGGCGCTCGTGGGCGTATTGCTCGCGAGCGCCACGCCCGCCGCGCTGCTCGATGGGCTGAACGGCTACTCGGGGCCGCAGCTTGAAAGCGCACTTCGTAAGGTGTGGCGCCGCGTTCTCATCCTGTGCCTACTCGGCATGGGGCTCGCGCTCTCGGTCGCGCCTGCGCACGCTCTCATCGCGGGCTCTGGCACGACGGATAACAATGGGTTGATCTCAACCAATTCCAACTCGACCAATTTCCTTGCGTCGGATTCGTCGGTCGCCTGCTCGTCGTCCGCCGGTAAGCTGATCATCGACACCACGGCAGAAACGCTAGCCTGGTGCGCATCGACCGGCTCGACCATCAAGCAAGCTGCGCTGGGCGATGACAGCGGCAAGGCGACGTCCATCAACGCCACCTCGTGCAGCTACGTCTCGACCGACGCGAGTGGCGTGCCGGCGTGCGTCATTGCACCCGGTGCGCCGGAGTACGCCGCGCGCGTGATGACGGTCGGCGCGACCACAGTGGCCGCCTACAGGGCGGTCCAGCTCGATGGCACCGACGACGACGAGGTGGTCGAGGCCACGTCCACCGACCTGGACTTCATCGGTTGCAGCGCCAGCGGGTCGAGCGTGCTCACCGGGGCCACGGTCAGTGTCCAGACGGCGGGCATCGCGCGGTGCGCGTCCTCGTCCGTGGTCACCGGAGACTTGGTCAAGATCGGCAGCACGAGTGGCACGCTGGTGACCGTGACGGCAGCCACGGACAAGGTGTTCGGCCGCGCGATCACCGACACTCTGAGCGGCAGCAGCTACGTAGAGCTGATCGGCATGGGCCACGGGCTGATCGACAGCGGGGACGTGTCCACCAACATCGCGCTCCTACCGGGCCGCAGCGGTGGGCAGACGCTCATCGGGGGCACGGCCTCGGGCGACGACCTGACGCTCCAGTCCACGAGCAACGCCACCAAGGGCACGCTGTTCCTCGACGACGCGGTTGAGTTGTGGCCCTCCATGCCGGACCTGGCGGCCGGTACGGTCGCCATGATGTCGTTTGCGTCAACTACACACGATGTCACGGGCGGCACATTCAGTGTGCTGAAAATCTCGCCAACGACCGCGCACGGCAACGGGGCGTCGCAACTGATCAGGATGAACCCGACGTACACGTTCGGAACGGGTACCACGGTGCCGATCATCGAGGCCCTACGGGTCGATGGTACGTGGACGAGCAACGCCGCGTCCGACACATTCCCGTCGGTCAGCCTGTTCGCGACCAGCATCGTGTTTGACGCGACCGCCGCGGGCCGCGAGCCGCTGAATGTCATGGTGTTGTTAGGGCACGGCAACACCTACCGCTACTCGGCGACGTCTGGCACCGGTAGCGGCGGCAGCGTCATGGTCTTGGACGACAACGCGCTCTGGACCACGACCGGCAGCGGCGGACAGTGGACGTCTGGCGACGCCTACACGATCCGTAGCCGCATGAATGTGACGTCCACTGGCACGGGCATCATCATCGTGCCGAACCGCTACGGGTTCTCATTCGCGGATGCGGCACTGAGTGGTGCTGGTACGGAGACGCTAACGTCGCAAGTCGCGGTGGACATTGCGGCACTATCGTCGGCGACCACGAACATCGGCATCAGGAACGCCGACACGACGGTTTTCACGCCGCCGACGACGGTCACGGTGGGTGCTGCATTCTCGCTCACGGCTACGGCGACCACGCAGAAGCTCGATGCCGCAGCCGCGCGAACGTCGGACACGACGACGGCGATCGTGGATGGCGTCAGCGACGGGCAACTCTTCGTGATCATCAACGTGGACACGACACCGGACATCATTACTATCGACGACGGCGGCAATACCGACCTGGGTGGCGCGAACTGCGCGCTCAACTCTGGTGGTACGCTCACGGTGATGTGGGTCGCGGTGCTGTCGAACTGGGTGAAGATCTCATGTTCGCCAAACTGACCGCCATCGCTCTGCTACTCGCGCTCGCAGGAGCATTGTCATGAGCCGCAGATGGTGGGCACCGACGCCCGACTCGAGCGAGACGCCAGAGCTTTGGCCCGACCTGGTCACGCTCGCCGCTACCGTGCTCGGCGAGGCAGAGGGCGAGAGCTACATCGGCAAGCTCGCGGTGGCGTGGGTGGTGATGAACCGCGTGGCCGACTCGCGCTGGCCGGATGAGCCCGGCGCGGTGTGCCTGCAGAAGCTCCAGTTCTCATGCTGGAACGTCGGCAGCTCGCGCTTGCACTCGATGTTCAACCCGAGGAAGACGATCAAGGAGCGCCTGTGGAACGATTGCTTCAAGGCTGCCATGGGGGCGGTGTTCGGACTCGACCCCGACCCGACTAGCGGCGCAAATCACTACCTCGCGCCGAAGTCGCTGAAGTTCATGCCGCGCTGGTACGACGCCAGCAAGGTGGTCGCGAAGATCGACGACCACGAATTTCTGTTCCTCTGAGAGACGACGCTGATGATCAAGGAGATGTTCGAGTTCCTCGCCGAGAAGGGCCTGCTGAGTCCGACGATCATCGCCATGGCGCTGATCGCGGTGGTCTACTTCCAGGGCGGCGTGGACGCGGAGCAACGCACGTTGATCAACGACCTGAACGAGCAGCAGCGCGCTACGTCGAAATCCATGGAGGAGGCGACGGCGAACAACCGGATCACGGCGGCGATCCTGAGCCGGATCGATGAGCAAGGCACGAAGGCCTTGATGACACACCTGGCGCGTGAAGCGGAGCGCCGCGAGCAGGCGCTACAGGACAAGGGGGTGCGACAGTGAACTTCAACCTATCCACGCAGGCTGTGACGCTGATTCGCGGGGCGCTGATGCTCCTCGCGGTCCTGTTCGCGACCGACACCATCCCGACGGGCATCGACGGTGGCGGTACGAAGGTGGCCGCGACGCTCGCCGTGATCCTCTCCATGCTCGCCGCCGGCGACAAGACCGAGCCCGAGCTGCGCAAGGCGATCCAGGACGGGCGGTTGTAGCGGGTGGCGCGCAACGACAACGTGCTCCCGAACAGCCAGGGCGCGTGGATCGGCTTCCTGATCAAGGCGCTGATCGCAGTGCTGACGGCGTTTGTGAGCTAAAAACAGTGCAACGCTGCACGATTCACCTTGCATCGCTGCAAGGTTAAGAGTAGGGGGGACTAATCATGCACGGAACCAAGTCCACGGGTGGCGAGCTGAAGAACCAGAAGGCACGCACGTTCGAGATGCCCGCAAAGCCGGGGGCATCGGGCTCGAATCCGGACGGCAAGCACCTGCAGGCCAAGGGCGACGAGACTTGCGGCACCTGCGGCAAGGGTGGTTACGACAGCAAGATGCCCAAGGGGTCGTATTGAGCACGCTCCGCGATACGTACCAGCCTGGCGACGCCTCGCAGGAGATTGCCGGCGAGCAGCACGCCACATGGCTAGACGCAGTGGCGGGCTACCTCGCGCGCCGGCGACGCATCCTGATGCAGGGCGTCACGACCAAGCCTAGCTTCGACGCCGAGCGCATCCGCGAGCGACTCAAGGTGCTCGTGGAGGTCGGGCAGACGCTCGGTGCCGAGATCGGGGCAGTTGACCCGGCGGCAGAGGAGACGATCGCCCGTACGCCGCAGATGTCACGCGAGGACCACCAGGTCGCGCTCTCGTACCTGCTCACTCCTCTCAACTGGCGATCCACGCGACGCCCGGCGATCGAGCGACGCCGGCAACTGGCGCTCGCCGAGTGGGAAGCCGACACGGACTCGAACAAGAACTTGGCGCTCGCCGCCGAGCTCGAGGAGCTGCTCGCGTTCCTCGACGCGGTAGAGACAGACGCGCGGCTCGTAACCGGGCAGCGCAATCGCACGGCTCTCGTTGGGAGTCACCCCCTTTCCCCCGATATGGTCCCGAGGAACGCGATGTAAGGTGCCCGAACCTACCGAAGAGCAGCGACAGCCCTCAGAGATGGAGCAGTTCTCGCACGCGCTCCGTCAGGACCTTGGTCAGTTCTCGCAGAACGTCTCGCAGCGACTGAACGCGATCGAGCAGCGCGTAGCGCAGCCGGCACAGCCGTCGGCACAGCCGCAGGCCGCGCCGAACCTGTCAGAGCTGGAGCGGATCAACGCGCAGCTACGCGAGCGCGTGATCAGCGACCCCCTCGGCTACACCAAGGAGGTCATTGGGACTGCCACGCAGCAGGCGTCAGCCGCAGCCAGGCAGATCATCGAGGACGAGCGCAGGATGCAGCAGCTCTCGACCTCGTACCAGAACTTCTGGGCGGGCTTCTCGCAGTACAACACCGATGTTGCGGCGTTTGGCGCGCAGGTGGAGGCGAACCTGCGCAGCGGCGGCGTGGACGCGCAGCAGATGATCGCTCAGGGGCGCAGCGAGGAGTTGTCGCGCTACGCCGACCAGGCTGCGAACCAGATTCGCGGTGCGATCGCGCAGCGGATCGAGTGGGAGAAGCAGACCGCCGACCGGCAGCGCAACGGTGCCAGGCAGGCGTCCGGCGGGCAGGGTGGCAACTACCAGTACGGCCCACAGGGTAGCGAGCGCGCACCCGAGAGCCGCGACCCTAAGGCCGAGCTGCAAGAGGCGGTCAATGACCTGGCCGCGCAGCGCAACAAGAAGATGTGGGACAAGATCGACACTCCGGAGTACCGGGACCAGGCTCGCACGCGCGAGGATCGCGTGAAGCAGGACCGGTACGTCGCGAATGGGCGACGGTAGGCGTCCGTTGGCAATTCGTCGCGAGTCGTTCACTCGCTTGGTTCAACTCCTGATGCGTCCCGAGATGTGGGTGTTCTGATATGCCAGGAATGGATTGGCTGAGTAACGCGACCGGCAAGTTCTTCTCCAACAACACGCTGTCGCGCAAGTCGCGCGCGATGGGCCAACCGCAGGTCAGGTTTCGGCAGTTCTGCAAGCGCGACCCGCAGTACGGCAAGCGTAGCGGACAGATTCTCCTGTTCGACAAGATCGGCAACGCCAGCGGCACGCCTAGTGGTGGCCGTATTCTGGGTTTCGGCGACCCGATTCCTCGCGGCAACTTCCTGATCACGCAGGGCACATGCACTGCGACGCCTTCAGGCTTCGCTATCCCCTGGATGGAGGAATTCGAGACGTTCTCGGAGTTCGAGGTGCGCGACCCGATCTCGTCGCGGCTGTCGGACGATGAGGTCAAGGCACTCGACTGGCGTGCGAGCAATGCGTTCTACGCCGGCAAGGTGATCTACATCCCGACCGGCTCGACCGACACGCCGACGGCGACGTGGGACAACGACGGCACCGCGAGCACGGCAGCTTCGCGCGACTGGCAGGTCTGGGACCTGCGCAACATCATCGACGGCCTCCAGTACGGCGTCTATGGCTCCAGCGCGTCAGCGCCCGTCGAGCCGTGGGATGGCGTCAACTACATTTGCGTCGGCTCCGTGCCGGCGATGCGTGCCCTGAAGGACGACCCGGATTGGGAGAAGGCGAATTACTACGGCGACCCGGAGAAGCTCTTCTCTGGTGAGACTGGACGCCTCTACTCGACTCGCTGTGTCGCCAACAACAACGACAACCTGGGCAACAGCGGCAAGATCGGGACGACCGCGTACAAGGGCGAGGCCATCATCTTCGGCAACGACCCAGTGATGGAGGTCGTGGCGACGATGGAGGAGATCCGGGAGGCCATCCCTGGCGACTTCGGTCGCGACATGGCGCTCGCTTGGTACTACCTCGGCGGCTTCGCGCACATCTGGTCCTATAACGCAACGACCGAGCCCGACAACCGAGTCGTGCGACTCGGGTCGAGCTGAGGAGAGCGGGCAAATGGCAGAGCAGAGCTACAGTGGCACTCAGACGATCACTGGAGTCAACACCTCCGGTGCCTCCGTGGGTATCAACATCGACGGGACTGCAATCATGCGAATCCCGCCGATGCTCGCAGCCTTCAAGATCACACATTTCCGCGTTGGGATGCAGACCGCCTACACGGGAGCGACCGCGACCGTGGTGACGGTCACGCGCGAAATCAAGATGGGACTCACTACCAGTGCCGTCAGTATTGGCACGTTCACTATCCCCATCAGCGCGGCACTGGGTGACGTGTTCGACATCCCGGTTGCGGCATGGGGAGACACTGAGCTGGCGGCTGGCGAATCGGTGCTGTTCACCTCGGGCGGCGAGGCAGATCCAACCACGACTGCGTGGTTTGGCATCCGTGGCTACGAGTTCACCGAGTTCAGTACCGGCGACGGCACGACTGCCGCTCCGTCGGTGGCGAAGCCGCGTTCGGGAGTCGGCAGCTACAAGAGCCTCATCGGGACTGAGGTGTGATCATGAACGACAGCCTTGGCAAGCAGGGCAGTCGGCCTGGCAACACGCGCTCGGAGCGGCTCGCGAAAGCTCGCTCCGGCGCGTTCGCCGGGAAGTCATACGCGGAGGACGCGAACCTGCGTCGCGGGCCGGTCGATATCAAGCAGGCCGGGCAAGGCACGAGCGTCGTCAAGAAGACGCCGCTACGGCCCGAAGCTCCGACCGGGGACCCGTGGAAGCGTCCCGACTACGCGAAGCCGGGGGCGTACTGAGCAATTTCACTGAGGCGCTCGGCGGGCGGAAGCTCGGTCCACATACCGACCGTCGCGCCGAGCGTAACGAGCACCTGAGAGATTGGGTGCGGAAGGGGTACCGCACGACCAGTGGCGACCAGAGCGGAAATCAGGGCGCGCGTGCAGGCAAACCTCGGCCGGGTCGGAGTGACGACCGCTGAGGACACGTCCGTCAACAACTGGATCGAGGAGATCATCCGCGAGGATATCTGCGCCGACCATTCGTGGTCCGGCATGGAGTTCACACGCACTCGCGCGCTGACCATCTCGACTGACAAGTACGCATTCGCGAACGCCAGCGTGTTCAAAGACTGCCGCTGGATCATGCTCCAGCGTGTAGCGGCCACAGACTACTTCCTGCTCGATGAGGTCGCGCTCGACACGATCCACGACCCGTCGTACTTCACCGAGCAGACTGAAGGCATCCCGCGCGTATGGGCGCGCGACGGTGACAGCTACGTGCTGCGCCCGATCCCCGACGCTGCTTACGCCGTGCGCGAGCGCGTGTGGGAGTACCCGGCTGCGCTGAGCGGCGACTCGTCCACCAACTTCGTCACGCTCTACACGCCGAAGCTCCTGGAGTACGGCGTGACGGCGCGCGCGTGCTTGTTCTACGGCGAGGAGGCTGCCTATCAGCTCTGGCAGGGTGCCTACGTGAGCGAGCTGGCGAAGGCGGTCGGCATCGACCGCAAGCGCCTGTCGCCCGCGAAGATGACGATGCGTGTGTCGGCTGCGGCTGGCACGCCGGAGCCCGGCCTGACCGGCGGCATTCGCCACCGGCGCTCGCCGTACGACTGGCTCTGATGAGCGACCCGGACCTGATTCGCGCGCTGTCCGAGCTGACCCGTTCGATTGCGGGTGGGCTCCAGGTCTCGACACGCAGCGCCGACCGCTCGAATGACGTGTTCATCGGCATTCAGGGCTCCGTCACAGGCACAACGGCGGCGACCGTCTGGACGCCAGCCACCGGCAAGAGTTACCTGCTGCGCGGCTTCTCGATCTCGGCGATCGTGCGCACGGTGTTGCCGGCGGGCACGACGGCGCACGCGCTCTTTCTCCACGACTCGCTGAGTGCGACGCAGATCGTGGCACCGGTCGGCACGTACCCTGACGTCGCGGCCTTGAGCACGTACGTCACCGGTAACGGCGGTGCTCCGTTCACGCTGGACCTGCGCGATGGCGTGCGCGGGTCGGGTGTCGGGACGACGCTCAAGCTCGCGACGGGTAACGACATCGGGGCGGGCATAATTCGGTTCACCGGCGTGCTCTGGGGCACCGAGGTGAACGCCTGATGCCACGCCGGAGCGTATCGCTCGCGCCCTTGATGGGCACGAATGCGGCCCGCATCGCCGATGGCGCGCTGGATCGCACGTTCATGCGTGGCGGCTACAACGTCGAGGCGCGCGACGGCGAATGGTGGACACGAAAGGGTGAGGCGAATATCGCGGCGAGGCTGGGCTCGACGCCGTGGTGGTGGATCATCGACGTCAACCAGGACCTGATCATCATCTGCAACGCCTGGTACGCGCTCGTGCTCTCGTCGCAGACAGAGGCGACCGCATCGAAGGTGAGTTCACCCTACGCCGCCGCCATCACCGAAAGCGTGACGTACACACTCGCGTCTGCGACCTGTACGTCCGCGACGACGCGCGTCGCGGATCAGTTGATGCTGATCGGGACGCAGCCGACGTCTGAAGTCTACCGCGTGAAGTCGCGCAGTGGGACGACGATCACGCTCGACCGAGCCTACGAGGGCGCGAGCGGGGCGAAGTCAACTGCGTTCTACGACCCGCTCGCGCGTGACACGACGGGTGCAGCCACGACGCACAGCGACGGGGCGCGCGTGCTCGGTAGTGCGGTCGTTTTCGAGCAGCTCGTGAGCCACACAGCCACCGCGATCCACGCGGCGAGCCCGGTGATCACGGGTGGCAACCTGCTACTGGTGATCACGAGCAACCAGGGCGTGCCGGTCGCGATCGACCTGACGGCCTACCTCGCCGCCTCTCCGGCCGCAGTCAAACGGTTGATCTTCTACAAGACGAACCTATCCACGCCGACGGTGATCGGCAGCGACACGGCGAGCGACGGGCTGAAGCCGCGCGGCATCTTCGCCGATGTCTACAAGGGTAGGCTCTTTATCGGTGCCGCGAGCGACGCGAACGGCGCTTATGGCTCGCGTACCGTCTGGTGGTCACAGATCGGCGACGCGCTGAAGTGGCACGTCGGCATTGCCGGGCAGACTGCCGCGCCGAACTACAAGACGTTCGACGGCGAGGGCAACGCTATCGCGGGCGTGGCGGTGCTTGGCGAGGATATCGTCATGCACCGCGACGACTCGCAGGAGATCGGTAGCGCGACGCAATCGGCCGCGCAGCCGTTCGCCTTCCAAACGAACCGGCAAGGCATCGGGCTCCGTGGCTCGGTACGCGCGAACCGCGTGGTGGTCGCCAACGACGCGCACTATATGTGGACGACGCAGGGGCCGATGGTGTTCGACGGGCGTCGCGTGTCGCCGATCGCGCCCGAGTCGCTACGGGCGATCTTCGCGCAACGCTTCGCGCAGATCCGCACGCCGGTCACGCTGATGGCGCATGATTCGCTGTTGCGGCGCGTCTATTTTTGGGCCACGTCTGGCGCCCGTCACCAGGACGCGCTGCCTGCGAATGCGGGCAAGACCTCTGCTGACGGGAACGCCTACGACGAGTACATCCCCGTCTTCGTGTTCGACTACCTGACTGGATCGAGCTGGTTCGAGGACCGGCCCTATGCGGCAGGCGCGGGCATGGCGAGCACGGCGAACGGCTTACCGGCGCAGCTCCACCTGTCGAGGATCGACGGGACGATCGTGCGCGCGAGCGGGCGCAACAAGGCGCTTGACGCGAGCATCGCCGCGCCGGAGACATCCGGTAGCGACATCGCGGTGAACGCGCAGGTGGAGACGCCGTGGGTGAACTTCGGCGGGCTCTCGCGCAAGAGCGTGCCGCGCGTCGAGGTGATCACTCGCGCGCTCGCTGGCGAAGGGCTCTACGACGGCATCACCGGCATCTCTGGCAACCTGTGGCTCAGGATGCGCGTCTACGTCGATTACAACAGCTTGACGGCACGCGCTGACGTTGGGTGCATCTACGACTCGGAGACGGCACAGGCGAGCGACCTGACCGAGTTCGCGCAGTCGGCGCTACTCGTGCAGGACTTCACGCCACGCGCGCACGGGCGGCAGTTCAAGTTTGTGTTCTCCAATGCGCTCACGGCTGCGGCGACGACTGCCGGCTACGTGCAGGCACCGTTCCGGATCTCGGACATTCAACCGGAGGTCGTGCAGCAAGAGGGCACGCTACCCCTAACCGACGTCACCGGGGCGTCAATCTCGGAGTGACACATGTATCAGCCACAGTGGATGCAGAGCGCGCAGCAGCAGATTCCGCTCGCGCAGCAGCAGCAGCAGCAGCAGGGCAATCTCCAGAACCGCATCGGCGGACTGGAGGAGCAGTACAAGTCTGCTGGTAGCGACCAGCAGCAGGGTTTGCGGGATCGCATCACTGGGCTGCAGGGTCGGTTCGATAAGCAGCAGGGCACGGCGACTGGTGCGAATCGCGAGAACTTCGGCTGGCGTCAGGAGCGGCGGCAGGCGAACAACGCGATGGCTGGTGGCAGGCAGCCGCAGATGGCTGGTTCGCCGCAGCAGCAAGCACCGTGGGGCGCGAACCGGCCCGACCAGGGCTGGCAGAACATGAGGTATGACGACTACCGCCAGAACCCGCAGCAGCAGCAAGCACCGCAGGGCGCGAACCTCCCCGGCATGGCGTACGGCCAGGAACACCGCCTTCCGAACGGGCAAGCGCAGCAGCAGGCCCGGCAGCAGGGGGGCGCGAACAGGCCCGGCTTCCTGGACATGCCCGGCTACCTGGACGCACAGCAGCAGCAGCAAGCACCGCAGGGCGCGAACCGGCCCGGCATGGAGTACCGCCAGGAACGCCGCCAGGCGAACGGGCAAGCGCAGCAGCAGGCCCCGCAGCAGCAGCAGGGCGCGGGCATCCCCGGTTATGATGGCTGGTACTCGGGGCAAGCGCCGCAGCACCAGCAGGGGCAGGCACCGAGCGCCTACAAGGGCGGCTTCTACAATACGCCGTTCGGCATGCTCACTACGGCGTCTGTGGGCGATGGCCGGATCTTCCAGCAGAATGGCGGCGGCGACCTCCTCTACAACTACAACCCCGACCAGGGCTGGAAGTCCATGACGCAGGACGAGTACCGCGGCTATGGCGACGGCGCGAACCAGGGGCAGGGCTACTACGACCCCGAGCAGTACCGTGGGAACGCGAACGTCGGCAACGTGTACGAGCAGTTCCAGCGGGTCCGCCGGTGATGCGTGTGCTCGCATTGCTGCTGGCGCTCACGGCATTGCCGACGCCCGCGCTCGCGCAATTCAGCTTGCTGAACGACCCGGGCACGAGGCTGGAGCGGTGCATCCGGCGCTGCGAGAACACGCACTCGCCGCTCGCCACGCCAGCACCTACGCCAACATCGCCACCGATCACGATGGAATGCGGCGACGGGAACTTCCGCGTGGAAGGCCAGACACTTGCGTTGGTGCGCAAGGTCTACACGGCCGGGCTGACGTACCGCCTGTGCATGACGGTGCCGGCGGATGCCGTGGCACCGGCCGGCATCCTGACGACCATGAGCGTCAATCACTCGAACGCAAGCTGCAACATCCACCATGTGACGTTGACCAGTCCGAGCGGGAAGGTATCGACGACCTCCGGCCCGGCACCGGGCCTGAACGTGAAATTCGAGCGCGGCAAGTGGGGCGTGACAGTATGGCTCGACCCTGACGACGCGCGGTGTGCAACCAACCCCGGCCTGTCCATGTGGGCATGGTGGTTCTGAGGAGATGTGATGGCACCACGAACGAATGAGTTCAGGACGGCGAAGCAGTACACGAATAGGGACGGCCCCGGTGGTAGTACGATCGACTACGGCCCGCGCAAGGGTAGCCAGCAAGACAGTTTCGACCAGAAGCGCGAGAAGTACGGGGACTCTCCATGGTTCGGCGATCAAGGCAATCCGTTGCCGTGGAGTGGTCCCGATGGGCAGCAGCGAGGGCAGAGAACGCCATTCTACACACCGGACGCCGGGAACCCGGCGAACGATGCGTACTACACGCAGGAGACGCCTGAGCAGCAGGCGCTGTGGCAGGCTGGCAACGACCAGCGCAACGCGGCGCAGAGTGCAGCCTACGGGGCGAACCCGGCCATAGCTGCGGCGCGCGGTGCTGGCGACATGCGTGGTTACATTCAGGCGATACAGGCCATGAAGCAGCAGGGCCAGCAGCAGCGGTTCATTGATCAGGGTGGCTCTGCGGAGACGTGGCAGGGTCGCAACGACACGGCGTGGCCCGTTCCGCGCTCGCCGAGCGGGAACTACCAGTACGGCCCTGGCCGGCCTGGACCTACGCCTCCGGGCGTCTCTCGCGGTGGCGCTAGTGGTGGTGGTGGAGCTCCGCCGCAGCGCGGGCCGATTGAGATCGAGGGCTACCAGCCGAGTGGTGGCGGTGGCGGCTTCCCTAGAGGCGGCAGGGGCACTGGTGGCGGGATGACGGGCACCACGTACGAGGACCCGATGTTCAGGCGCGGTGGCGATGGCGGCTTCTCTAAAGGCGACAGGGGCACTGGTGGCGGCGAGACGCGTCCCATGTACGACAACTGGATGTCGTACACGGGTGGCCGAACGCCACCGTGGGGACTGGATGAGGGCTTCTCTAAAGGCGGCATGGGCACTGGTGGCGGCATGAAGGCTAGCACGTACGAGGACCCGATGTTCAGGCGTGGTGGCGGTGGCGGCTTCCCTAGAGGCGGCATGGGCACTGGTGGCGGGATGACGGGCACCACGTACGAGGACCCGATGTTCGCGCAGGGTGGCCGAACGCCACCGTGGGGACCGGATGGCGGCTTCAACCCGCCGTCCTTCGATCGCTTCCCACCGGGCACGCCGCCGTTCAACGTCGGCGGTGGTGGTGGTGGCAGGCCGATCGACTTCGAGAACCCGACCGGCGGACAGCCGTGGAACGGACCACAGCAGCAGTTTCGGCCGGGGCAATTCCAGGGGCAAATGCCCATAGAGCGCATGGGCGGTATGCAGCAGTTCGGATACCGACCGACCGGCGGCGGCTACTGAAGTGGCTGTCAACGCAGCCAAGCAGTACGTCATCCCCTCTGGGGAATATCTCTACCGGGGGATCACCGGCGAGGATCCAGGCGGGCACCCGCAAGACGTCACCAACATCTTCGACACTGGCGACGGGCGGGGGTCGTTCGGGCCGGCACAGGACTCGTGGAACATGTCGCGCCTCGGCTACGGCGTACTTGACGCGCCAGAGGCCTTGCAGGCCGGCATGTTGGAGGCGCGCGGGCGCTATCTTGGCGGGCCGAACAACGCGTCATGGTCCGACCGCTGGAACCAGTGGAACGCGACCGATGTCACCGGCCCGGATGGTCGCACGCTATTCTCGCCAGTGCACCAGACCGGGTTGCGCGTATCGCAGAACTACGGCGCGCGTGGCGACGACGGCAACCCGTACGAGGCATCCGAGGGCGACATCTTCAACGCGTTCAAGGGCGTGCGCAACAACCTCAATCAGGACCCATGGCTGACTCCCACCATGGCACTGGCCGGGATGCGCGGGCTCAACGAGAACTCGCCGTACGCGCGCCCCGACCCTCGCGATTACGTCTCCACCATGGCACGAGCGCAAGGCGGGCCTGGACAAGCTGACTTCTACGGCCAGCGTGGCATTGACCAGACCAACGAGCTTGCGGGCGCGAACCTCCGGCAGTTGTCGCGCGGCATCGACCGCGAGGCGCAGGAGTCGCTCGCGAACCGGCTGCCGGAAGTGCAGCAGATGATGGAAGCCGCCGGGCTCGGGCGCAGTGGTGCCGGTCAGATGCAGATGCAGCAAGCGCAGGGCGACATCCTGAACCAGGCGAACCGCGACAAGAACCGCACGATGGCCGACTTCACCGACCGCGAGGCGAGCCGGCGATCCGGTGCGATCAACCTGGCCTCGCAGATCGGCGCGCAGGGTTACGAGAACTACGCCGGGCGGCAGGGGCAGGCGGCGATGCAGGGCATGGGTGACCAGTTCTCGATGAACCAGGCGAACCGGCAGAACGAGCAGGCGCTCTGGTCGAAGCAGATCGACAACCGCTATTCCAAGAACCAGTACGACCAGGACGCGCTGCTGCGCTCGCTCGGCATGAGTGGCGACCAGCTCGACCGGCGACTTACGATGCAGGACCAGGGCCAGTCGGGTGCGCTACGCGACTGGCTTGGATTGCAGGCGGACCGCAACCAGACGCAATCCAGCTCGCTGAACCAGTACCTGCAGCTTGCCGACCAGTACCGGAGCATCGAGCAGGAGCGTCGCAACCAGATGTTGTCGGCAGGCATGTTGCCGTTCGACTCGACGATGCGGATCGCGACCGGCACGACCGCGCCATCCGGGCCGGCCCCGGCGCGCACGTCGCCCTGGGGTGCTGCGCTCGCCAATGGTGCCGCTAGTCTCGGTTCTCAATGGCTGGCGGGCGGTGGACCCCAGCAGACTGCCCTCGACTTCTCAAAGTGGGTCAACAGTTGATCATCCGACTCGCGAACACCGACGATATCGAGGCGCTCCGGCCGCTGGTCGGGGCGTACTCGATCGAGACAGCCGCGCAGGGCACGGAGCGCAACGACGAACTCTTGCTCGACGCGATCCTCTACGGCATCCGTGCCGGCGAGGCGGTGGTGGTCGCGGAGCAGTTCGACGAGCTGATCGGCTGGTGCGCGTGGGTGCATCTGCCGTTGTCGCCACCGGGCAAGGTGGAGGGGCTCGGCACCTACGTCGTCGATGGTATGCGGCAGGAGTACGTGTCGCGCGACCTGCGCAAGTTCGCTGAGGAGCACGCGCGGGGGCGCGGCTATCGCTACGTCGAGGGCTGCGCGGCGAACGACAACGTGGCGGGCTTCCAGTCGGTTATGCGGCTCGGCTTCAAGGTGGTCGGGCAGCTCGTGCGAAAGGAGTTCTAGGATGGCCTGGATCGTGCCCGCACTGGTTGCTGTTGGGGCTACCGTCGGGGCCACCGGCGTCGCTGCGGGCATCGTTGGTGGTGCCATCGTCGGGGCTGGCATCGGCGGCATCTCCGCCGGCGTGATGAGCGCGGTGAACGAACAGTACCCATGGGACGACCCCGGCGGGTTCTTCTTGAACCAGGCGAAGGGGATCGGCATGGGTGCGGTTGGTGGCGCACTGGGGCCGGCGCTGGGCGCGGCGGGTGGTGCGCTGGGCATCGGGTCGAACGTCGGCACCATCGCGGCTGCGTCTGGTGCAGCAGTACCAGGAGGGGCCGGCATCCCGCTCGGCGCTACCGCAGGCCAGGTCCTGCAGGCTGGAGCGCAGGGTGCGTCGGGGCTCAGTCAGCTCGGGAGCGCCGGCATCAACATCGGCCAGCAGGCGATCTCCGGCGCTGCCATGGGCGCGCTGGGCGACCTCGAGAACCCCGGTCGCGGCGCGCTCATGGGTGCGGCGGGCGGTGCCGTCACGAGCGGGCTCACCTCCGCCGGCCAGGCGACTGGTATCTTGTCGGCCTCACCGCAAGCCAACTTCCAGCCGGGTGGCAACATGGGCTACTCGGCCGATTCGTCGTCGGTCATGCCGCCGAGTTCGGGCTACGCGCCGCCGAGCATGGGGCCGAGCCTGGGCACGCGGGCGATGAACACGGCGGGCAGCCTGGGCGTGCGCGGGGCGAACATGGCGACGCGCCAGGCGGTCGGTAGTGCAATGACGCCATCGCCAGGCGTGCCGCCTGCTGGGGTGTACTCGTCCTACGGCACAGTCCCCTACTACGAAAGGGAGCCCTACCGATGAACTACGAGGACTACTCGCTAGCGAACGCGACGCGGGCCGTCCCGCAGTCCGCTTACAGCCTCATGGCGGAACAAGACCCGAGCTTTGTACCGGCGGCGACGAGTGCCGTGGAACGCATGATTGACCCGCGCTCGCAGCAGCTACCTGACGCCGCGTACGGGCGCGCGTCGAGCCACGAGCGCGGCAACCAGGGCGTGCCAGACGACGAAACCAGCGCGTGGGAAGTGGCGCAGGCGATCCTGAAGCTACCGTTCGGGCTACTCAACGAGGGTCGCGATTTCGTACAGGACACGCTCAACCTGCCCGGCGCGCAGGGGCGGCAGCAGGCGCAGGGCGAGTACGAGATGCTGCAGAACATGCCGCAGGCGCAGCGGCAGGCGCTCGGCATCGACCAGATCTCGGGCTTCCAGACGCAGAGCACTGGCTCCGGCGAGGCTAGCGGCACGGCTGGTGCGCCGTCGAGCCTTGGTGGTGCGCCGCAGTCCACGATGAAGGGCTTCGTCGAGTGGACGAACAACCTTGGCCGTGACAAGGCGCAGCAGCAGATGAACCAGGTTCACGCTGCGATCAAGATGGCGTACGCCACCGGCAAGATCGGGCTGCAGGAAGCGCAGCGACTCAAGCAGGTAGCCAGCGCGCAGCTAGACCAGGACCAGTCGGGACTGGTGCGGCAACAGACCGAGACTGAGGATGTCCGCACGACCTACATGCCACGGCAGCAGGAGGCCGACCTTCGGCTCAAGGGCACAGGTGCGACTGCGAACCTCGCGCAGGCTGGTGCCAGTAACGCAAACGCCGCCGAGTCGCGCGGGCGGCAGCAGACGATCGACGAGATGCGACCCTCGCTGGTCAGCGAGCAGCAGGGCAAGTCGCAGGGTGTCTACGACATGAACTCGCGCAGCCAGGATCAGTATTGGAACTCCAAGGTCACGTCGGACAGCCTCGGAATCGAGAAGCAGCAACAGGAGCTAGATCAGGGCGCCGAGGTACATCCGCTAGCCTTGGCTGCCAAGATCGCGGCCGCGAACAGGGACGTTGCCGAGACTAACAAGGCAATGGGCGTCTACGGCAACACGGGTGGCGTCGCGTCCGGGTCGCAGGGTCCAGGTAGCCGGGAGACGCAGATCCGCAAGGAAGTCGCGGACGCGCTCGCGGGCAGTGGAACCAACGGACGCCCGGCTCAGACCCCCGACGATGTTGCGTCGCTGTTCGATATCCCGATGAAGTCCGGGGCGCACTGGTGGAGCGACGACGTGCCCGACTACCGCACTGGGCCATCGGCGCTCAAGTCGCTGGAGTCCGATTCACCGACCAGCAGGCCAGGCCAGGCGATCCCGCTACTGCCGATGCCGAGCACGGCGAATTCGTACGTGAGCGGCGCGGATGTCTCCCGCATACTGGACATCTTCAGGAGTTCCGGCCTGGGCGGCTATAGCGAGGGCGAGAAGGCCGAGTTCGCGCAGACCATGGCTAGGCTGCTGCCCTCCCTGCGTGATGCGGACGAGAGTACCTTCGCGCAGACCGCTGACAGGGCCGGGATTCCGATGGACCTGGCCGAAGCCTACTGGAACAAGGGTCGCGGTAGGTGAACGCATTTGACCGCATCCGTGCCGAGAGGTCGGGTCGCCTGGCTGAGCCGAGCACCGACCTTGGCGAACCTGGAGCTAGCGCGTTCGACCGCATCCGTGCCGAGAAGAACGGCGGTCAGCTAAGCGCGTTCGACCGCATCCGTGCGATGAAGGCTCCCGGCTCGCTCCTGGGTGACACGGCCGGCGACGCCCTGTCGAAGCCAGCAGCCGACGCCTTCGACAACCCCGGCGCGCGCAACTGGTTCGGGCACCTCGCCGACGAGGCAGGCGTGCAGAAGGGCATCCCGTCCCTGTGGACGCCCGAGGATACCGACAACCTTGCCACGTATGGCCCACCGGCTGCGGCGCTCGCCACGGGGCTGGCGTTGCCGGCGATGGGTGCTGCCGGGGTACTGGCGACCGGGCTCGGGCTCGGCGCGGCGGCGCGTGGCGGTACGGCGGCGATCCGTGGCGACGACGTGAGCGACGCGGTGCTCGACCCCCAGAGCATCGGCATCGACGCGGCACTGTCGGGTATCCCGCTTGCGTGGCAGGGCGCGAAGGCAGCAGGGCGCGGCATCCGGGCGATCACGCCGGACGCCATCGCGCAGCCGGTCGGCTCGGCGGCGCGCTACGTCGGCAACAAAGCGGGCGGGCTGGCGTCTCGTGCGATCGACAAGGCGTCCGACTGGGCAGCGCGCCGTGGGCCACGCTACGGCGAGCAGTTGATGGACGACTCGCCGCTCAACATCCAGGACATCCTTAACCGGCCAAAGATCGAGTACGACGAGGCATCCTTGGTGTCCCAGCGCGCCGAGGGCTACCCAGCGAGCCCGCCGAGCACATCCGCGCAGAATGTCCGCGAGTCGCTCTGGGATGGGTCCATCCGCGCCATGCGCAAGAGCGACGACCCGATCGAGCGCATGGTTGCGGACAAGCTGGAGCGGCAGAACAACGTCTTCAAGAGTGCCAAGAACTTTTACGGCCAGCGCGGAGACGATGCGCTGGAGGGGTTCCAGCCGGGGCGTGAGAGTGCCGCCGTCTACGACGAGCTGACCGGCCAGAACCTCACGCATCGCGCCGGCGCGCCGTCACAGGGCGAGCTCGCCGCGCAGTTCTCGGCTCGGCTCAAGAACCCGAGCGCCGCAGCGGTACAGTCGCGTCCGCTGCGCGACCTGTTCAACGAGGTAGACGAGGGGCGTCGGTCGGCTGGGGTCTATGATGACCTCGGCTACGGCCAGGACGCCCGCGAGCGCGCATTCGAGCTGGGCGACCGTGGCGTCAAATACCAGTTCCTCGGTGGCGAGGACACGGGCGGGCCGTACTACGCCGAAGCGCAACGGGCCAGCAACTACGCGCCGCGCCGCGCCGTCACCGACCCCAAGCTCGAGGGCCTGAGCGGCATCGAGCGCATGCTGGCAAAGGACCCCAAGCTCACGGTCGGGCAAGCCGAGCGACGGCTGGGCGGGCTTGCGGAGAGTAGCGCCGTCGGTCATGCGCGCACCGGCAACGACATGGACCCGGTAAACAAGGCGCTACACGAGACGGTCCCTGGCTACCTGCACCAGGAGGCGAAGCGCATCGGTAGCGCCGCTGCGTTCAGTGGCGCACCGGTGAAAATCACGATGCCCGTGTCGCGTGGCGGTGCGCGCGACTTCGTGGTGCCGGGAGAGGCGAGGACGCTCTATGAGCACATGCGGAACACCGGGAACAACGCGGGCGCGAACCGGTTCCTGACGGCACTCGCCGACTACCACGTCCCACAGACTGAAGTGGGTGGCGACTTCGCGCGGACACTCGCGCGCAAGACGTCGGACGTGGCGTTGTCGAAGGCATGGATGACGCAGGGTGGGCAGGCGGCGACCGCCATGGTCATGGCCGGCGGCCCGAAGATGGCCTTGCGCGGCAACGCCATGGTGAAGCGGAACCCCGTGCTCAAGGAACTCTTCGCGGCTGGGCCGCAGAATGCCGACCTGACGGAGTACACGACGCTCGGCCGCATGGGTGCCGGCGACTCGACGGTGGGTGGCTGGGTCACGCCGCTGGGCATGATGAAGAAGGCCGAGAATTTCCTGCGCGGGCCGGCGTCCTATGCTGCCGTCCCGGCGATCGACGACGTGGCGCACGAGGCGCTGCAGGTCACGCAGGCGGGCGGGACGTTCTCCGGTGCGTTGACGAAGCGGGCCGCGGAGATGGGCACCACGCCACAGGCGCTCGCCGACGAGCTCGCGCAGGGCCAGCTGTCGAAGGGGACGTGGCTAAACAGCATCCAGACGCTCGCCAACCGCTGGCAGCACGTCGCGGGTGCGGGCGAGCTGCCGGCGCTGGCAAAGCACCCGCTGGGTGCGCTCGCGTTGCAGTACAAGACGTTTGGCATCAAGCAGACGCAGCTCATGATGGACGACGTGATCAGGCCACTACTTGACGGCTACAAGGCGCAGGACCAATCACTCATCGACCTTGGCTGGCAGCGTATGCGCGGCATGGCGCTGTACGGCGGTGCCGCCAACGCCGCGACCTCTGTCGCCAAGAGCGCCACCACGGGGCGGCTGCCGGCCTGGCAGACGGTGGCTCGGTCCAGTCTCACGGGCACGACTGGCACCGCTGGCGATGCTGCCTATCTGGCGGCGACGCCAGTCCTCGGCCAGAAGTACGGCGACGACCCGGCGGAGCAATTCAAGGAGATTCCAGCGCTGGGCGTCATCATGGATGCCGGCGTAGATGCGCTCGGGACGATGCACGACCCGGCGCGCGGCATCCAGGGCGCGGTGCGACTCGGCGGGCTCTACGACTCGCGCGTCCCCATGTACGGCGCACCGGTCGCTAGCTGGATGACCGAGCTACTGTCCTCGGACGAGGAGTAACGTCCAAGCGCATCACGGCGACGTCATGCGGCTCGCTGGTACGCTTACCCCTGATCGCCTCCTCCATGTGTGTCCGCATCGCGAGCACGACCACCGGGTCTACGCCCTGACTCCGTAGCCAGGACGCCCACGCGCGCACGATGCGCACGGTACGCTCGCGCTCTGCCCAGAGTACGCCGGCCTGGCTACGTGTCCTCATCGGGGACGACTCCCGCTCCGTGTAGGGTATCCTGCCGGGCATCGGCGAGCACGTGCGGCGGTAGTAGCTTCGGCACGCAGCTATGCCTCACGCTCGCGTCGGCGTAGCCGCAGCGGGAACACGCCAACTTGCCTGGTGTGATCACTCGGTCGTCTCCTTCGGCTCCGCAGCCTTGTCGAGCGCGGCGAACAGCTCTGCTCCCGTCTACTTTGAGGTTTCGAAAGGGTTGAAGTCCGCCGGATCGTCGTGAAGCTTCTCCGTCTCGGCCCAGAGCTTCCCGAGGAGGCTCTTTTCGGCGGCACGCTTGAACAGGACACGCAAGAGCGCCCCGTCGCTGAGCGCCCGATCGGCGTCGGTGAGTACGTCGAGGTTCTTGGCGACGGTTATCTGGTGGCGGAATGGCAGCGTGAGGAATCGGTATGTGAGCCGACGCTCGTAGTTCGGAGGCGGCATGGCATCGTCCTTCTCAGTCGCCGTGGTCGCCACCACGGGGCTCGGCGCCGATCCTGTGACGTCGGCACTCCTAGCCTCGTGAGAAACGACGCCGTGGGGTTCAGCCTTCGTGGCCGCTGGAAAGCCAGACCAGAAGCGACACTTATCGCGCACCGCCTCCCCGACGGCGCGCAGCAGTTCATCGCGTGTGCTCACTTTGGCGTATCCTTCGGCTCCGCAGCCTTGTCGAGCGCGGCGCAATCGCCAGATGGCA